GGCAGCACCATATTAAGGATAGCGTTCCGGCTAGCCCCCACCCGGTTCTGTTCGTTAAGGGCGCCGTCGCATATCTGCACCATACTCCTGACCCTGCTGGACAATGTAGGTATGTATCGGTCTATAATATCCTTATTAGCCTCGTTTTTAGCCACGATCTTCCCGTCCTTGACATTTACTAAATTCCATATGGAATAATCCCTTAAACGCTCCCAATCACGTTTAGCCTCATTAGCGGACATATTCCTGTCATTCATCATCATCTCCTTGAAATTAGAATATGACCAGAACTGACCCTCATACAGGCGAGTGTCATCCATCACCGAGATAATAACCTGCGGGTCCAAAGGAGAGTTCAAAACCTCCATCATCTTAAACGGCAGGTCCCGGAATAAGGTTCTCCAGATCTTGTTATATGCCGCCGATCTTACACGGTTACGAACGTTGAATACACCTAGGGCCTCACCGATAACATATAACTTATTGGTACGATTTATGTCCCCGATCTCAGACACGTACGTACTTAACTGTTTCTGAGCTTCTCCATAAGCGTATTTCATGGAGTCCTTGCTTATGTACTGTCCTACCATACCTTCCAAAAGGAAGTTGGCCTGCCCGGTAAGGGCACCGGTAGCCGCCACGAACGGGGAGAAGCCTAAGTTGGATTTGGACACAAATTTGGTGAACATAAGAGCCAGCTTATTAAAATCGACCTTATAATTGCCTATATTCCATTCAGTCCGCTTATTGTTTATCCTAACGTCATAGATACTGGCGTTAACCCAGTCCTGAAACATCCTGTAGGCATGAGTGGCTTCTGGATTCTTTCCCCCATCATATTGTGTCTCAAGCATCATATTCCTATATCCCATAACATCATCCAAAGCAGCTCTCTTATACTTATAAGATGCCGCCTGAAGGGATAGCATAGAATAGGAGTACGCGAAGTCATGGGATACGTCATCGGCATTCTCTAGCTTGCTCAGATAGTACTTGGGGATCATGCGATATTTGTTATCGTTCTCATCAAGCCCTCCTAGGTCTTGTCCTTGACCATGTATGGGATCATCAACCCTCTCGCCAACGATGTCACGTACGGCGTTTCCGATGGCCGCCTTCGGGTCAACCCCGGCCTGCACCATCCTCTCCACTCCGCCCTTGGATATCTGTGGTATCTGGTAGATATTCCTGAAACGCTCATCATAATCCTCCATAGCCTTACGGCTTATGTTAAGCAATTCCTTCCTCATCTCCCACTTATCCTTGTTGATCGTGGCCTCCTCTCCTTCCTTGGTAATACCGTATTTTTTGAAGAAAGCCTCATTCTTGTACTTATCAAATCTAGGCGTATGATATCCATAACCTAGATCGGGATTATAATTAGGATTCCGGAAGGAACTCTCGAAATCAGCCTCATCTAACCATTGGTTGTTGATCGACAAATCAATCATATTAATATCGAAGCCGAAACGGGACACGCTTTCTTCCTTTGATATACCGCTTTCCATGGCATCAAAAAAATCCGACACCTTATACGTACCGTTATTTATCTTCCTGACAAAATCAGAATACCCTTTGGGAGAGTATTTTCTCATATAAGGATATAGCCGGGTTCTGGCATACTCAATAAGTATACTATTAGCCTTACCCATAGCTATATCATTAGCCAGCTTATCACTGAAATCAGGACCGTATTTTTTTCTAAGGAACGTTGTCTCCATGGATGTCCATGATGGATTCTTCTGTGACAGCTTGGCGGCCATCCTATCTACCTGACTCCGGGAGCGGGCAGACATATGTTCCTTGGCGAATTTAATCTCATCCATTCCCTTGTCGTATGTCACGGCATCCCTTAACGCATTACGGTAGGAATCTGTAACGCCACTCTCCACCGTATCGGGCATATTCATCTCAATATCCTCAGCGGAAGCGGCGGCGTTAATAACACTCTTGGCCTCGGCCAGACGGTCGTATAGCTCGTTTATCTTCCTTAATGACGATGATCCACGAAGACGATCGAAATCATACTCGCCATATCTGGTACTGTCCCGGTACTGAATAAGCAAAGGTCTTAACTGATCGTTAATCTCATTTATTGTTGCCATCGCCTCCTCTACCTTCTCTATCCTTGATGATGATACAGATTGCTCCGTGATCTTATCAACCAGATTCTCGTAATAATCACCCTCCTCGGATCCCCACATATCCTTGGAGAAGCCAAGATGACCACCGGCTAGTAGGAACTCGAATGCTGCCTTACCGCCCTCGGACCGCTCTATCCCACGCAGTATCTCCTTAAACTCGGCTGAAGCCTTACGACCCTCGTTGGTATTCCCGAACTCCTCGGCCCACGCCTCGTCCCATGCCTTGATCTCCTCGGACATCATCAGAGCCTCGGATCCCTCTTCCTTTGGTGTCCCATCGGAATACCACTCGCTCTTGGCTATAGCCCTGTCACGTAAGATATCCAGATAAGATCTCCAAGCTATAGGATCGGATTGAAACGCCTTCCAATCGACCTTCCCGTTCCTCACGAACTTATCCATAGCCACATACCGACTCCTGCGGATACGGGTCATGAAATCGGACGTGGCTTGCGATACCCTACGACCCAGTCTTTCCTCGACCTTCTTATTAACTTTCTCGATCTTATCGTAATAAGCCTGCACCATAGGTTTCTCTTGGTTCTCATCCAACCACCTATTTATCGTATCCAGATACCGTTGCTGATCCTCGAACGTCATGTCCGAGATATCAAAATTCTGGATGGTAGGTTTGAATACATGATATACCTCCTTCGTAATAGGCTTATCCCCGTCATATCCTACTATGTCGTCACGGGTCTTCACCTTAAGGCCTCTATCGGATAGAAGAAGGTCGATAAGTTGTTTCTCGGTCTTACCCGTAACATTCTTAAGATCATATATATCGATAATAGCCTTAGCCTGCTCGGTCCTGTATAGCAAATCGTATTTAGCGAAATCACGGGACGAGTCAAGGTAATCCGAGTTCTTCCCATTTATCTTCTGTATAAGATCCTCATTATCCTTTATCCCCCATCCACGCTCTTTCATCATCCTAGTCATCTTATTGATATTAGATATACCTTCGGTATGGGCTTCATTATGGGCATTGGCTAGACGTTGGCCTAACATACCTAAAATAGCGTTACCACTATGCTCCAGCGTACCAAAGAACCGGGACATGACATTGATATCCTTATGGATGTTATTTATCAACTTCTTTATCCCATTCCAATATCTTTCCTGGATATTAAACATCCTGAGCTGTCCATCCAGCCAATCCTCATTACGATCACTTCGAAGAGCATTTATATCAGACATGGATGTCTCAGCCATACGTAATATATCATCCATATCCTCTACCATGCCAACCTTATTGCTGCCATAATAATCAGCCGCCTGATTATTGACGAATCCACGAAGGTTCCTGATCAGAGGAACTATCTCCCCATATACGTTATCGATAACCTGTATCGTCTCATAATCCAATCCTTTTCCGCTCTTACGTAGGCTACTGGCGACAGTGACCAAATACTCCACCTCAGCCTTGGCGGTCGCTATGACACTCTTGGTGGATAGCAGGTTGTTGTTTTTATTAAGCTCACCACCGACTTGTCTCACCTTCTCGCCTATATCACGAAGAAGGGAGATACTCTCACCGATCCTCTGGCTTTGGCTTGACCTCATCCTCTGCAATCTAGTGTATAGCCTTTCCAATGACCTACCGTTCTTGATCAACTTATTAGCCACGTCAACGTCCGATAACGAATACATGAGATGATTGCTATCCTTTAGCAGAAGCACGTCAAAGGCGCTTGGATCATCAGCTAACGCCGACTCCTTTATCCTATCAAGTACCTTATTTAAATCCGATCTTTGGCTAGAGAAGAAATTACGTATAGCTCGTACCATCCTGCCAAACAAGGAGAGCTGGGCGTCCTCAGACGAGGCCAGATCCTCTACCGCCTGTTCCATGCCCGGCACGAACCGCTGGGCCAACGTCTTGCCTAGGATCTCCCGCTTCACCATCCGATCCAACTCCTCTCCTTGGTATTCCTTCCCATACACCTCATAGTAACGACCAGCGAACTGATTCCATAACGACGTGCCGACAACAGAATCCAGCACCTCGTCAATCTCCTGTTGGTTACGATAAGTATCGACCAAGAAATGAGCCACCTCCTCATTGAGATCCTCTACCGTAGCCCCCTCAGCCAAGGCGATAACCCCATTGGCCATGTCAGATAAGGCCCTAGCCGAAGGATCCACGCCATTACGCATCTTATACTTATCCATATACTCAGACATACCCATCACACGGATACCTAACGTGGATAAGATATTGGTGATATCAGTCCTATTCTGGAGATCCTCCGCCTTCTCGTTCTCGATAACCCCACGGACATTGCTTCCGTACAAAGCGTTATCCTCCATCATCAACGACAAGGCTAGCTCCATGAATCCATCATACTTGTTATTAAGCTCCTCAAACTTACCTTGCCTTAACATACCCTTGATCTCCGATCTGCTTACCGTAACCTTCTCCCCGGACGTAGTGATAAGATCAAGATCATTACTTACCTCCGTATCAAAACCTATAGAACCCAATACGTTCATTTCGGAGGACTGACTTCCAAATCTATTTTTAAGGCTAGAGAAGGCATCCATAGCGTTATAGATCTTAAGACCATCAGAATTGCCGGCTCCAGTAAGATAATATCTATCCCCTAGCCTTATACGTTCCCCACTCAACATACCTTTCTTGATAAGGTAATTAACAAACCCTCCACGAGTGCTTACATCTGAGTTTGAGCTAATACCAAGGACCGGGATGAATGACCCACTGTTATTAAGGGTTATGGAGGAAGAGCCAAAGGAGATATCAGCCGTACCGGACGGGACGTCGCTCTCCTCGACACTGCCGGCCAAGAACCCGGCCTCGACCCGCCCACCGGACGATCCTTTTATGGCGTTGGCGTAAGATTCGTGTATCTTGCCGTCATCCGATCTAAAGAACAGGCGAGGCTCACCGGAATCATATACCAATCTTGAAGATGGAGGAGTATAATTCTCAATATTATTTAACGGCAAGACATTGCCAGAAAATATGATCTCCCCGTCTATACTTCCGCCTTTCACCCTAATATTAGGTCGTTGCCCGGTAAAAGCGCTTTCCACGGCCTTCCATAACATATGGGCTGTCTCCTTAATGTCTATATTCTCCCTGATAGCCCTTATATCATCCCATGACGCCTCTTTCAGTATCGTGTCGCCAATATTATCCTCATTTATGGAATCCAAATCCACCTCCTGTACCGTGGATGTATCTACCACCGCCATATCACTGACCTCACCTACCTCTCCGGAAGTAAGATAAGCCACGACATTGTCGCTATTCCCAAGGCTTCTGGCCAACGCCGGGGCGTCCATATCACTTATGGCAGACAAGACCTTGGCTGACATAAGTTGTCCCCACTCGCTAGCGTTAAGTCTGGCACTTATGGATCTGGCGGCCTCCTTATTCCTTGGTACGGACTTCGTCCAGTCACCGAACTTAGACCTAAACTTATCGTTATAAATAGTCATATAAGCTTCAGCGGCCTTATTAAGGTCACTTACGGCGGCTATACCCGCTATCTTATCGAACAAGGTGGATACCTCGCCGGAAGGGGTCAAGACACGGGTTATCTTACCCTCCTTATTCCTTTTAATTACGCAACTCGACATAACTTCATGTTTTTGACAAAGATAAACAAAAAGCCCCCACAAATAAGCGGAGGCTGATATTCTTGTGTTCCTTATATAATTTATGGCTTAATCCGTATTCTTACTATTGATGAACTCGCTAACACAATCACCAGCGAAGCCGGCTATATACGCTGCGTGTTCATCCTCTCCAACCTTAAAACCAAGAGACATATTGCAAAACTGACATACGCTCATTGCTATATGGAATGACTCGTGACATATATTTCTCATTATTAAATCATCGTCGCTCGAAAAATTCCAAAGTATGGCGAATTTATCGTCATCATCCCTATCCCTTACCAAATTTGCGAAAGACGCCTCCTTGTCCATATCATCCTCATCTCCCCATTTCCCCTCGTGTTCAGGCTCCATATTTTCGAAACGATCACACAATGTCTTATAATCTAATCCAACCGTGATAATCAACTTCAACGGATATATCACGAAATCAAACTCCATCTCTCTCATAATTTCTTTAATTTTTCTATAACCTCAAAACACATCTTACACTCAATCCTACGATACAACTGCCTTACGCCATCTATCGTAGTCCAATAACGACCACCCTCACGGTGTAGGAACTCGCTCATTACCTTAGTGTCAGCCACATCATGTAGGTCATATGAGTCAAAACATAACTTACATATATCGTCAAGAT